GGTCATCGAGCGCGCGCAACTGCGTGAGCAGATCACCCGGCTTCAGGCTGATACCTCCGCCGCCATTCTTCGGGCCGAAAATCGCGCCCAGCAATCCGAACAGAGAAAGACCCGGAATGCCCGCCTTATCGAAGCCGCTCCGCGCGATGATGATGGCCTTATCGTGTGTGACGCTGACTGCCTGCGTCAGCGTGCCAAAGGCATCTCCCCCGGCCCCTAAACCGCTGGTCCAGGAGCGTATCGTTACCGTCATGACCTGCCCCCCAGAGGTGCAGGTCGAGCCGTCTTTGAGCCCGGTCGTGCCGGATGGTGCGGTCATCAAGGCGAATGCGGCGGGTCAGGCATGGCTCGACGACGTGCTGGATTACGCGGCGGGTTTGTTTGCTCTGATCGTCGATGCGCGGGAGACTTGCCGTGCAAAATAAGCCTGAACCTATTTCGATGGGCGTCGATATGGCCGCGCCTGTGAGCCTTCAGCCTTATCAGCGTCTCTCGCTGGAGGGCAGGGCGCGCATCGACGCGCAGGTGGACTGGCTGAAGGACAGCGGCCTCATCACGCTCGAAGACCTGGGTGGCCTCGTCCGCATCGCCACCATCACGGAACGCGGCCTCGATGTCGTGGCCGGGCGGGCTACCGTTACGGGTGTCGATCGGCCGACACCGAAAGCGAGATAACCATGTCCCGCAAGAACACGCCCAGCTCGATCGACCGGCTGCCTGAAGAGATCAGGGAGTCGATCGGCCAGCTGCTCATACAGGGCCGGACGATTGATGAAATCCACCAGCACCTGAAGCTGCTGAACGTTGAGGTATCGCGCTCGGCGCTGGGCCGTCATACCAAGTCGCTCCATGCCATGATGGAACAGATCAAGCTGGGCCGCGAGATGGCGAACGCTCTGGCGACGAAGGTCAGCGATCAGCCGGACGATAAGCTGGGGCGGCTGAATATGGAGCTGATGCAGGGCATCATGCTCAGACTTATCACCGCCACCGAGGAAGGCGAAGACGGCGAAGCCGTGTCGGTGACGTTCGGGCCGAAGGATGTCAACCTGCTTGCCGGGGCCATGAAGGACCTCGCCGCCGCCCAAAAAACGGATCAGGAGCGCTACCTGAAGGCCAAGCAAGAGGCCCTCAAGGAGGCGGCGGCGGCGCTCAAGTCGGTCGCTAAGGCGGAGGGTATGAGCGCCGACCTTGCCGACAAACTCTACGAAGCCGTCGTCTTGCGGGGGGCCGCGCAGTGAAGCTCCGCCCAGCCAAAGCCATTGATGAGTTCGACGCGGCCAATGCGGTCGTGGATGAGCAGGTCAAGAAGATTGGCCTGGGGAATGTGCTGCTCGGTTATCAGGCCCGGTCGATCAAAGCCGCCAACGACAATCCCCTGACGGTCATCGAGAAATCCCGCCGCGTCGGCCTGACGTGGGGTCTGGCCTTTCAGGCCGTGATGGTCGCCTCGCGCCAGGGTGGTCGCAAAGTCTGGTACATGGGCTTTGAGCTGGACATGGGTCGTGAGTTCATTGACGCCTGCGCCATGTGGATTAAGGCGCTGAATATCGCCATCGAGGACTCTGGCGAGGTGGTTCTGGAAGATGAAAAAGGCATCAAGGCCTATGTCATCACCTTCCCGAACGGTAACAAGATCACGGCGCTGCCGTCCGTCGCGCGGGCATGACGCCCGCCGATGCAGCCCTCTTCGGCGATATCGGTGAGGTGAAGGCCGGTCAGAAATTCACCCTGACGATCACGCCCGTCTCTGAGTAACCCGCCCGAAAGCCCCCACCATGTACGCCACCGTCGATGATATGAAAGCCCGTTTCGAGACCGCTGAGCTGATCCAGCTTACGGACGAAGCGCTGCTGGGCGTCATCGACCCGGCGAAGATGGCGACGGTGCTTCAGGAGGCGACGAACAAGATCAACTCCTACATCGCCAAGCGCTATCCGGGTCCGTTTGCCCGCAGCTTTGCCGGGCGGATCAACACCGCCAAGGATGCCCTCGAAAAACTCGACCAGCAGAATAAGAAGACCTCCAAGTCAACCGGCCTTTTGGGGAGGGCATTCGGTGCCGTCAGTGGGGCGCTCGCGGGGTTGTCCGCCGCAGGTCTAAGGGCGTCCTCGATATGGCGCTCGTCTTTGTGATTATCAAATTGGGGCTAGGACTCGCGAGCCTTGTGCCGCCGATTATGGCCGTCGCCGGGGCACTGTTTGGTCTCTCTGCTCCTTTGCTGCCTATTTATGCGATCATTGCTGCCGTGACAGCCTTTGCCGTGGCGGTGTTTCTGATCTGGCGAAATTGGGGAAAAATCGATGCATGGTTCAGGGCGAAGTTTGAAGCTGTTAAAGCGGCTTTCACTGACGGTATCGACAAGCTGTGGAACTCTTTGCCGGAATGGTTCCGCAATGTCCTCAAAGGCGCGGCCTTTATGGTCAAGCTGGGGTGGAACGCCAGTCCGGCCGGGATGGCTACCAATGCTGTCCGCGACCTGATGACCAACCGCGCGCAGAACCGGAATACGGCCGCCGTCGGCAGGGCCGCAGGTGGTGGACAACAGTCGGTCGGCGGACAGGTCAATGTTTCGATTGAAGACAACCGCACCCGCGTCACAAGCGTGGAGTCTACTAATCCGAATGTGCCCCTCCTGGCTGGATACAGCCGATATCTGCAAGGGGGCGGCTGGTGAGCTGGCGTGACAATCTGCGCCCGGCGTCGTTCCGGGGCGTGGCCTTTGAGGTCTCCGAGCATACGGTCGATCTGGGCCGTCGCTTTGCCGTCCATGAGTACCCCTTACGCGACGCGGCGGAAATCGAAGACATGGGCAAGCTGGCGCGCACCTACAGCGTCGAGGCGCGCGAAGCCGAGATCATCGCCCGTAATGGTATCGTTCACCCGCTGTTCGTCAGCCCGCGTACACCGCTGGAGGTGCTGACCGATGTCTGAAGCCGTAAAGCTGATCATCGACGGGCAGGTGAATGAAGGCTGGGAATCGGTCTCGATCGAGCAGAACCTGAACGCCATCTGCGCCGGTTTCGGGCTCACCGTCACCGAGACCTGGCCGGGCCAGCCCGAACGCCGCATTATCGCGCCGGGTGCGGCCTTCGACCTCTATATTGGTGATGAACGGCTCATAACCGGCTGGCTCGATGAGCCGGTGCGCGACATGGATGATCGCGGGCAGACCATCACAGTCACGGGCCGGGACAGGACGTCCGACCTGATCGACTGTTCGGCGGTGCATAAGCCGGGTTCCTGGCGGAATCAGAAGCTGGAAAAGATTGCCACGGACCTGCTCAGCCCCTTCGGGCTGACGGTTAAGGCGGAGGCGTCGACCGGCCCGGCTTTTGCGCACTTCGCGCTCGATCAGGGTGAGACGGTGGCCGATGCTCTGACCCGGCTGGCGCGCCTGCGCGGCCTGCTGGTCGGCTCCGATAGGCAGGGCAATCTGATCCTGCATCAGCCCAGTCCGAAGCGCGTCAACACGGCTCTGGTACTGGGGCAGAACCTCAAGACCCTGCGCGTCAGCGATTCTGCGGCGGAGCGGTTCAGCCACATCATCGTCAAGGGTCAGCAGCAGGGCGGTGATACGGTTGCGGCCAAGGATGCCGCCAGCCCCAAGGGCGAAGCGCGCGACCCCGGTATGACCCGCTATCGCCCACTCATTATCATCAGCGACGATCAGTCCACGGTGGCCGGTTTGAAGGCCCGCGCCCAGTGGGAAGTCACGGCCCGCAGCGCCCGCGCGCAGTCGGTCGAGGCGACCGTGAAGGGCTGGCGCGATGACGATGGCAATCTGTGGACGCCCGGCGCTCTGGTGCCCGTGCGCGCGGCCCGCGCCAATGTCGAGGCCGAACTGATGATCGCAGGCGTCCGGTTTGAACTGGGCAGCGAAACCACTACGGCCCTGACACTGGTCCGCCCCGAAGCCTTCAGCCTGGAGCCGCTTCCGGAGGCGCGCAAAACCACCAAGGGCAAAAAGAAGAAGGGGCAGGCGGTCGATCCGCTGCTGAACCTGGAATGATCTCTCTGGACGATCTTAAACGGCACCTGAGACCGCTTAAAAACCGCGTCTCGCTCATGATCTATCGCGCCGTCGTGCGGGTGGTGAACGACGCAGGCAAGTTGCAACTGCATCAGGTCGATGGCTTCGCGGATGAGACGCTGGACGGGCTGGAGCGCTTTGGCAGTTACGGTCTGGCCGCGCACCCGCATCCCGGCGCGGAGGCCATTGTCGCCTCGGTCGCCAGCACGCGGTCGCACGGCGTGGTTATCGCGGTTGAGGACCGCCGCTATCGCCTCAAAAACCTTCAGGCGGGAGAGGTCGCGCTTTATGACGATCTGGGGCAAGTGGTGCATCTGACCCGCGACGGCATCGTCATCCGCAGCCCCAAGCCGGTCTCGATCGAAAGCGATGAGTCGATCGGCTTTAGCGCGCCTGAAATCACCCTGACCGCCAATACGGTGACGGTCGATGCGGACCTCTTTGAAACCAGCGGCGACACGCATCTGGGCGGCTCGGATATCTGGCCCGGCAGTTGCTGCCCGACACAGCCGACGGCGACTGGCTGCGCCGTCATGCCGCCATCTGGGGCGTCGCGCCCAAGGCCGCCGAGGCCGCCTCCGGGCCGGTCATTCTGATCGGTGAAAACGACGCGCCGGTACCGGCGGGCACCGAGCTTCAGCGGATCGACGGCGCAGTCTTTGCGACGGCCTCAGAGGTTATCATTACCGGGGGCACGGCGACGGCTCAGGTCACAGCGGTGGTTCCGGGTGCAGCCGGTGTGACGGCGGGAGGTACCACGCTTTCGTTCGTCTCGCCGGTGTCGGGCGTTCAGTCTCAGGCCACGGTCGGCGTGGCGGGTATCTCAGGTGGGGCCGACGAAGAAACCGACGCGGCCCTGCGCGCGCGCCTGCTGCTGCGTATTCGCAACCCAAGCTATGGTGGCAGCGCCTCGGATTATGAACGCTGGACCCGTGAAATCGCGGGTGTCACCCGCGTCTGGGTCTATCCGAAATGGTATGGCGAAGGCACGGTCGGGGTGGGCCTCGTCTATGATGGGCGTCCGGATATCATCCCGCTCGATGGCGACCTTGAAACGGTCAGCACGCACCTTGAGACGCTGCGTCCCGTCACGGCTGAGGTGCTGGTTTTCGCGCCGATTCCGGACGTGATCGACTTCACCATCGCGCTTAATCCCAACACCGCCGATGCCCGCGCCGCCGTCGAGGCCGAACTGGCGGACCTGCTTTACCGCGAAGCCGAGCCGGGCGGCACCATTCCGCTCAGCCATATCCGTCAGGCCATATCGAACGCGGTCGGTGAATACGATCATACCCTGATCGCGCCCGACGCGCCGATCGTTTCGGCGACGGCGCACCTGCCGATCATGGGGGCCGTCACATGGGCCTGACGATCGCCAATGTGGTCTCTGCCTTCCGGCGGCTGTTCCCGCGCGGCCCGGCGTGGTTTCAGGGCCCGGACGCGACCCTGACCCGACTGCTGGAAGCCTTTGCCGAGGAATATCTGCGCATCGACGCCCGCATTGACGTGCTGATGGCTGAGGCCGATCCGCGTCAGGCGGATGAGCTGCTCAGCGACTGGGAACGCGTGGCGGGCCTGCCGGATGCCTGCACCGGCGTCCTGACCGAAGAGGACGATCGGCGGCTGGCGCTGTGGCAGCGCCTCACGGAATCGGGCGGTCAGTCCATCGCCTTCTACAAGGCCCTTGCGCGCAAGGTCGGCTACGAGATCGAGATCTACGAGTTTCGCCCGTTCACGGCGGGATCGGTCGCGGGCGGGCGGCTCTACAGCGACGCCTGGGCGCATTCGTGGCAGGTGGTGGCCTTCACCGACGGCATCCCGATCTTTGCGCTTGAATGCATCATGCGGCGGCTGGCCCCGGCTCATACCACCGTCTTCTTCAGCTATCCGAACGCCTCAGAGCCCGCTTTTTTTTTGACTTCCTGACGGGGATTTAAACCATGCACAAGATCGATGGCAGCGGCCACGTCAATAATCAGTTTGTCGAGGGCAATCCGGCGATCGGACAGGCCCCGACCGTCGTCACGGCCAAGTGGCTCAATGCCGTGCAGGCCGAACTGGTCAACGTCATTGAAGGGGCCGGGATCGGACTGAACGACGCCGTGAATACGCAGTTGAAGCAGGCCATCACGGCCATGATCGCTGACATGGCCGGGGAGTTTAACGACGCCTTGACGACCTATCAGGCGGCGATCAATGACGCACTCGCCCAGGTGAAGGCGTTTCAGACGACGGCCTTCTTCCCGGTCCAACAAGGCGGCGGTGCCGGGCAGGGCGACAACAAGGTCCGCATCGGCTGGGATGGCACCGGTTTGAAGGCGCAGGTCGATAATACGGACCTCGGCCGCTTCATCATGGGGACGGCCTTCGATGAAACCAATCTGACCGGCGCGGCGGGCCATTATGAACTTCCGGGTGGCCTGTTCATCAACTGGGGACGCAGCGGCATTCTCGGCAACGACGGGACCGAAACCATCGCGCTCTCAAAACCCTATGCGAATAAGCTGCTGGCCGTCACTGCCTGCGGCCATGAAAGCAACAGCAACTCCGACAACTGGGGCAACATCTACAACCCGCCGATCGACACCCCCTGTACCGAGATCACGGTCATCCGGGGCTACACCTCCGGCTCCGGCAATAATGGCCGGGTCGGCTTTATCGCTATTGGCTATTAAAGGAGCGCGCCATGTCAGACAGCATCAAATACTACGGCACTCAGACGATCTTCGGCCATAACGGCCAGCCTTTGGCGGCAGACACACCGATCCGGGTCGATTTTAAAGGGGGGCTCCATTCCAACATGCGGGCGGGCGATATAGGTCATCTCGATCATCGCCCGCAAGTGGCCTATCCCACCGGCTATACGTTGCGTTCTGTGGATTAAGGGCGTATAGAAGGTCTCAGAGCCTAGAAAACTCCACAACACGTCTAACAGTACGAGAACATGTCACATCCGCAAAAATCGCCGGTTAAACGCCGGGAGTCCGTGAATACAAGACCCTTCGGGGAAATATGCGGGCACGTTGTTGTCGTGTTTCTAGCTCCCGGCTGCCGACGCCGTTCGTCGGTAATCTCCTTAGAAAGAGAACAACCTTATGAAAGTGAAATCAGACGAGGCCGAGGGTAACGCCGATGCCCTCATCGCCCTCCTTCGCCGCCCCGGTCGGTGGGTTACGAATGCAGAGATCGTACGCGCTTTGGGTCTAACGACCCGAAACGACAACAAAGCCGTAATCTGGCATTGGACAGATGCCGAAGATTGGATAGGGCCGGATGACACACGGCTTTCTACAGATGAAGACGGCTTCAAGGGTCACACAAAGCGTCTGTATTCTAAAAGAGCGGTCGTGGCGTGCGGTCTCAGGACTCATACGCCGAATGGCAAAGCGTTTCGCATATGGGCAGCCGGCTTCATCGCGGAGGCGATGTCATCAAATCTTGAGTTTGTGGTTTCCGAGCGCGAGGCATTTGCGCAGGCGCTAAGTAAGGCAGTCATAGACCTTCTTGAAGGGAAGGACGTGATCAATGCGTAGGCCTGAAATGGTTGTTCCCCTGTCTCGTAACTTCCACGCCGTTGAGGGCCGTCTCGAAGTCATAGTGAACTCGCTCGGTCTGGTCAGAAGTCTGGCCGCTGCCATTGATCAGAAAGACGCCGAGGTCTCCGGCGCTCAAATCTGGGGCATGGTCGGGCTAATCGAGGATGAGGCGAAACGGGCACTAAAGGAACATCGAAACCAGCCCTGAATAAAACGCAGACGGCCCCGGAAAACCGGGGCCGTTTTTTGTTGGGCTTAAGATCGTCTCAAATGCCGCTTAGGTGCGCCTAAATCCGTCGCGCTTCATTTTTGAAGTGTTCTAAAACCTTCTGTCTATTTCTCCAGCAAGACTAGTCCCGCTACACCCTGCGCGCCCGATTCGGCATGACGCCGTTACGCCATCTGCAAATTCATGAAATGTAAAGCTTTTGGCAAGCCTTTGTTAGGCAATCCTGCTG